CTATTGCCTTATTAGTCATGTTAAGGAAAGGAATATTTAAGTCTGTTCTTTTATCAGTGACAACAATCTCTTTATATTTTTTAAAGAAATCAAAAAATTCTTTTTTATTTTGACCTAACCTTTTAAAGAAACCAATTAATTGAGCAAAAGTAATATCTGATTCTCTCCCGGTTAATCTGTCAAAGACGTGCTTTGAAGTTAAATCAACATCGATAGGAGCTAATTGAGAATCTGCAAAATCATCTGCCTGTCTTAATTCAGCAGGAGTTACTGATTCGTTTTTAGAGTGGAAATTAATAAACCAGTTTGCTTGACGTTTATCATGCGGGGTAGCATTCTTTCTATTTTTAAGTTTTCTGGCTTTTTCAATAGTAACATCACCGCCGTATAATTTAGAGATCTTAGCTTTTAAAGTCCAGGTGCACCGTCGTTAGTTCTTTTACCTTTGTAAGTTTCCTGCAAAGGTTCTTTTTCGGGTACATGTAACGCATCTAAATATTCTGAAGGAGATACTCCAAATGGTAAAAAAGGCTTTATGGCTTCTACGTCTTGAGTAGCGATTGCTTTTCTTAAATCAGTTGCACTAGCATCACCAATGTTAGCTTCGGGGAAGTTATTAATGGTAACGTTTGGCATTTTAGCCAATCCCTTAAACCTTGCTGCATCGTCTTTTCCAAATACTGCAATGTATTTCTGGTCAGGATTAGCTTCGAATTCTTGATATGCTTTTAAAACCGGGGAAGGAATATCGCTAATTTTAAAAGTAACATTATCAGGAACTAAATTCTTCTTTTTATACAAATCAAAAATAGCTAGAGCTTCTTGAGCACTGATAGCAGCCTCTTCGGTCTTTGCAACAGGATTAGGTCCGATAATAACTTTAACTTGATCTGCCATCTTAGCAGCTGCTTGAATACGGGCTAAATGATCTTTGTGAGGTGGTTTAAACTTACCTGGGAAGATTGCAATTGTACCTTCTTGTTCTAGTAGTAAAGGTTTGATTAAATCAACTGCAAATGAACCGTACTTCTCTTCTAAAGCTGCAACAGTATCTAAAGCCTGCTGCTTACCGTCTCCTTTAGGAGTTCCTTGTTCGGCAGGACCTACTTTAATTGAAGTCTTAAAAAAGCCTTTAACTCTATTTTTTGATCTTGGATTTTTAAACTTTTTAATCTTTTCGATGAATTGATCAAAAGTTCCGTCTAAATTAAAATCCTTTAGTAGCTTTTTAACATCATGCCAGTCACTTGATTCCCAAATAATATTACTATCTAACTGACGGTAATTTTCATCTAAAGTAACAATCTTCAAGGATAATCCTGAAGTGTCTAAATGGAATTCGTATTCTTGATTAGGTCCTAAGGAAGGAACATCTTTGATGCCCATTCTTTTGAATACCTGTTCAGGATCTTCCTCTAATAAAGGAGTTTTAACTAAACCTAAAATTAACCCTTGAATCTCAGCAGGGTAATCTAAAACAACTTTCTTGAATTCACCCTCTGATTCAGATACTGCGATAATGTTATCAATTTGAACAAATTCACCAGGCATTCCTGAAATGGGGTATAGGTTCGAGATGATTTCACCATGGTTAATTGCTTTTTTTCCTTTATGCTTCTCTGTATTTAAATATGGTAGTTCTTTGTCAGATAATCCTTCAAAGTAATCTACAATCATCTTCTTTACCTCTTTCTTGGATTTATCAGTCTCAATAGAAACTACCAAATCGATATCACCGAAGTCTTGTTTGACAGGTTGGTTGTAGGACCCGGAAATTTTAGCTGATTTAAATCCTGGTATTTTAGATAAGATTTTATTTACGTAATCCTTAACTGTCTGTTCAACAGCTGCTCTTGGGATTCTAGTACCTCCTGCCGCGCCTGACATTATTTCTTATATTTGTAAAGGTTAGAAGATTGTGGTATGTATTTGCCTTTTAGGTCAAATTCGTCTTGGTGATCAATCCAAAACTGCTGTAAGTCTTCTGGAATGTCTGCTGAAGGTCCGGTGAAATCTAGGATCTTCAAATAGATCTTCATTAGGTTCTTGTATTCTTCTGGGCTTAATTGCTTTTTTAAGAAATCTGACAATTCAAAATAATCGTTAATAATATCTCGGGTCAATTCAGGTTCAAAGCCGTACAATTTATTTAATAAAGCTAAAGCTTCTGTTGGATTAGTTGCTTCAACTTCTCTAGTTTCTTTATCTAATACTCCTGATTCATGCTTAAACATTTTGCCCTTGTTAGTAAACATTGCAAGCATTAATTGAGTTCTATGAAGACCTTTAACTACTCCTTTGTAGATGTTAGAATAGTAACTGAATTTTAACCATTCAGGATTGCCTACGTTAATGTCAATTTGAGCAGTGTCAGGTAGTTTTTCACCTGCTTCATTATACTGAGGGTAAGCACAGAAGATTGAACCTCCACCTGCACCTTTAGGATCTGCCTGCATCTCTTCAGAGCTGTTATTGATCTTATCAGCAATCATTTCCAGCATTGCTCTCATCGTCGATTGAGCTTCTGATGCAGTTCTTGATTTTTTTCTAATAAGTTCGAATCTTTGTTCGAATTCTTGAGGATCTAAACCCCAACCTTCAAAATCAGGTTTACCATCTTTAATTAAGTTTTCTGCAGGATAAGATAAATCAATATCACCTGAAATGTCTTTTTTGCCTGCAGAACCTAATTTTTCAAAAGCAGCAAATGTAGATGCTTTTTTAGGAAATATTCTACCTAGTGATTCAGAAAACTTTTCTAAAGTAGATTCAATATTTTCCTTCCTAATAGATGCGGTAGTTCCAAAAACGTTACCGCCTTCGGCTAATACCTGTCTAAGAAGGGAGGTGAGCTTGATCATATGTTATAAATATCACCCTTTCAGTTTGATGCTGGTGGGTAGTATTTCAGTCACAGGCTTAACTTCCGGTCTTTTAATTTTATAAATTTCGTAAAGGTGTTTAAAGATTCTTTTGTTTTCTTCGAAGGATTCAGCTGGTTCTTTGACTTCCCATCCTTTACCTTGCATCTTACCTTCTTTCTTACTTTCTCCTCTAGTCATAGCTTTTAACCATAAAATACCACGTCTTTCAATAGGTCTTTCAAAACATTCGTTCCAACCCTGTTCGTAACAGGCAAGCTGTAAATCGTATGAATCATGAAGGAAGTTTGAAGTTTTAATATCCAATAACCATAATTCACCTTCAATCTCAACTACTAAGTCTAAGGTACCTGCAATCTCTAATTCGTCAGAGAAGATATGAACTTCTGATTCAATTAAGGTTGGTTTATGAGTCTCCCAGAATTCAACAAACTTAAGAATCATCTGCCATACTTTTAAACTATACTTAGTTGATCCCCATTCATTTAACCAATATACTTCTTCTCCTTTCAAATAAGCTTCAATAGCTGTATGAACCTGAGTTCCTTCTTCTCCGGCCTTACGCATGATAACATCGGCGTTAGAACCAACCTCTTTTAACCAGGTTTCGAAGAATTTATCTTTCGGATAATAAGACAGTACAGTAGTTACTGAAGGATAAAATACTCCTTCTCTTCTCTGATAGAATCTAGAGTCCTGCAAGGTGATTTGACGGGCAGTTGAGTCTGGGTGAATTAATCTCTTAACTCGTTTGCTGTTAACGTTTTCGTTTTCTTCTATCATAATTGAAATTTTTTCTCCATCAACGTTCTGAATGTTAGTGGAGTGCTTTTATGTAATAATTTAGTAAAATCGGTAAATCCAAGTTCGGAAGGATCTTTTTGATTAAGATCAACTAAAAATACTTCTTTTCCATGGTTTAATAAGGTTTCACAGTACTCTAATGCCTGTTTTAATGCATCATTATCTAGAGCGATAAATATTTGTTTAACACTAGAAGATACTATCTTTTTCATAAGCTTTTCAGGTAATGTCTTACCTAATAAAGGAATTGCATTACGTTTGATTGCCATTGCATCAAAAGTACCTTCACACAGTACAATTGGACTATCCCAGTTAATCAAAAGATCAAATCCAATAATATTCTTAGATGCTTGAGGATTCTTATATTTTATATCTCCAGGACCGAAGTTACGTCCTACAAAGTAATTCAAGCTTCCATTTTCATCATAGCTTGGAATAATAATCATATCTTTGTATCGACCTGATTCGCAGTATCCTAAACTATATCTTTTAATATCGGTTGCGGTTAAGCCTCTTTCTTTTAGGTATCGAAGAGCCTGTCTAACTATAACGTCGGATGTATTTGCTTCTGAAAGTGTTTTATATTCTTTGGGTAGAGCTAACGCTTCTGTTTTAACTCCATGCTCTTCCTGGAAGGAGATCTTAACGTAGTTCTTAAGCTCTTGTACTTTATGGTCAGGGGCTGATACTGCTTTAAATAAGCTAATTAATTTTTTTCCCTTTTTGTTACAAACCCAGCAATGCCAGTGGTGGATGCCTTCCTCGTTTTCTTTGAAGTTAATCTCTAACTTCGGCTTGTAATGATTACAAAAAGGACACGTGTAGGAATAATTATCCCCGGATGTTGGCTTACCAGCCCCAATTACACTATTTACTAGATTGACTAGTAGATGATTGACCATTAATTAAATATAACACTTTAACCGGGTAAGTGCAAGTCCTTTCGGTAAAATTTACCCAAGATGTTGTCGTTGTATGAGTTTGCTGTAAGTACATTGTGAACGCATTGATAGTGTATTTCATAATATGTGAGTTCTTTTTTAGAAAAGCAAACTTTTAAGATTACTTTTTCAAATTTATCTTCTCCGTACTCTTTAATGTCTGAAAGTAATTCTTTGTTTGACCCCCAGTAACTCTTCCAGTTACTTTCTTTTGTAACCTGTTTCTTTTTTGATTTACGTTTATCGGTAATTTCTAATAATTCTTTTTTAGTCAAGGGTTTATTAGTAACGCTTTGTAAATTTTTCTTACCCACATAAAACTTTTGTGTAACCGTATTTTTGATATGGTAAACAAAACCGTGGGCATTTTCAGGAAAATCTTCTAAAGATTCAAACCCTTTATTGCCGTATTTCCACATATTATCTATCTATATTAATTAATATTGTCGTGTCTGTTGTATTATTACTTGGTAATGGTTTAGCTAATTTACCAACCGCAATTAAGTCTTGATTTTCGTTATACAATCCTACAGTAGTAACGTAAGGATTAAAATAGGAACCAGTTGCAAAATCATAAACAGTTCCGTCTGTTGATCCTGAGATTAAAGATGGATTCAATGAGAAATTAAATTCTGAAGGATCAAAAGTACATTTGTACTGAGTTTCAAAAATAGTAAATGAGCTACTAAATGAGCAGGTTACATTACTTGAAG